GACGTTTCTGCCGTGGCAATTGATTTAGGCTACACCCACCTTTGCCTGCCGATGCGGTTTGAATCGGATCGGCGATGCTCCACGCCGTTCTATACCGATCCGCGAACAATCGAAGGCGAACTGCTGTTTCCTGATCGGTTCCCCGAGGACCAAGTGGCGGACCTTGAAAAGACGATGGGCATCTACGCCGCCGCCGGACAGCTTCAACAGCGCCCTGCACCACGCGGCGGCGGCATGTTCAAGCGGTCCGACTTTCGCGTCATCCAAGCGGAGCCTGCGGGATATCGGTGGGTGAGGGGATGGGACTTGGCCGCAACGGACGATCATGGAGCGGCCAGGACGGCTGGCGTCAAGCTGGGAATCGGCCCGGACAAGCGTCTTTGCATCGCCCACGTTGTCAAAGACCGGGTGAACGCGGCGGGTGTTGAGCGGCTGCTGGGCAGCACGGCGGCGGCCGATGGGCGGGCGGTTCGTGGCTCAATTCCGCAGGATCCGGGGTCTGCTGGCAAGTCCTGGGCTTTGCATCTTCTCAAATCGTCGCTGATGGGTTACAGTTACACGTCAAGCCCTGAGACGGGCGACAAAGAAACGCGCGCAATGCCACTGGCTGCACAGGTCGAAGCCGGAAACGTGGACATTGTGGCAGGCGATTGGAATGGTGATTTCTTGGACGAGGCTGCAACGTTCCCGATGGGCAAGTTCAAAGACCAGATCGACGCCGCGACACGCGCGTTTGACATGCTGGCGGGCGTAAATAATTCATGGGCTGGAACAATATGAGTATTATGGACGGCCTGCGCAACATCGTCGCCAATCTCGGAACGGACCGGGACAAGGCGGCGCACACCCATTATTACAACACCACAATCGCCGACGATCAGCTTGTAGCCATGTATCGCACCAGCGCCATTGCCCGTAACGTCGTGGACCTGCCCGCAGAAGATGCGACCCGCGAATGGCGGGAATGGCAGGCCGATGCGGAACAGATCACAGCAATCGAGGCTGAGGAAAAGCGGCTGGGCTTGCAGGGCAAGACGATGCAAAACCTCAAGCGCGCCCGGCTGTTCGGCGGCGCTGCAATCTATATCGGCACGCGCGACCTGGACGCATCGAAGCCGCTGGACCCTGCCCGGATCGGCACGGGTGGCCTGCAATATCTCGCCGTATTGAACCGGTCGGAAATAACGGCAGGGGCAATCCAGCGCGACCCGCGCCTGCTGGGGTTTGGCAAACCAATCATGTATCGGATGAATCCCGCCACCGGCGCATCGGTAGAAATCCACCCGAGTCGCCTTGTCATTGCCATGGGCGAAGAAGTCCCTGACGACAGATATTCTGCACATCCCGGATGGGGTGACAGCACGCTGAACGCCACGATCAGCGCCGTGCGGAACCTGGACGCCACCATTGCCAACGTTGCGTCGCTTGTGTTCGAGGCTAAAATTGACGTGATCGGCATCAACGGGTTCAACGAAGGGCTGCGAAGCGGCGGATCGGAATATGAGGCTGTTGTCCTTGCCCGCACCAGCCTGACCGCGCGCGGCAAGGGCATCAACGGCGCGCTGCTGATGGACTCAGAAGACACATACGATCAGAAAACCGCCAGCTTCGCCACGCTGCCGGACATCATCGACCGCTTCATGCAGATGGTCGCTGCTGCGGCGGGCGTTCCGATGACCCGGCTATTCGGCATTGCGGCGGCAGGGATGAACGCTACCGGCGCGGGCGATGAGAAAGTTTATTTTGATCGGGTCCGCGTCATGCAAACGCTTGATCTGGATCCTGCAATGGAAATTTTGAATGAATGCCTGATCCGTTCGGCGCTGGGCAATCGCCCGCCCGAATTGCATTGGACGTGGCGTCCGCTATTCCAGCCGACTGCCAAAGAACGGGCCGACATGGGCAAAGTTCTGGTTGACAGTGTGAAAGTGCTTTATGATATGGATATATTGCCACAAGAGGCGCTTGCGGATACAATCGTAAACACGCTGACCGAAAGCGGCGCGTTTCCGGGGCTTGAGGGCAACGTGAAAGAGTTTTTTAACGTGGTGGAGGCAGACGAATGAAAATGACAGACGCCGCCACGCTTACAGGTGCCCGCGTCACAGACGAAGGGTATCTGGTCGCCAATGTTCGCACCGCCCGCATCGGCACGCAAAACTATCTTGGCGTGGAACTGGACCGGCCCGACCTGGACAAGGTGACAGTTTACAGGGATGAATCCGAAGTGTTCCGCAAGGCATCGCTGCAAACGTTCGGCTTGCTGCCAGTCACTGACGACCACCCCGCCGATTTGGTCACGGCTGACACGGCGCGTATGGTGTCGGTCGGCACCACGAATGAGGAAGTGCTGCGCGACGGCGAGTATTTGCGCATCGGGATCAAGCTGACCGATGCCGCCACAATCCGCAAGGTGCAGGACGGCAAGCGCGAATTGTCGGTCGGCTACACGTCGGAATTGGTCTGGGGCGACGGGATCGCGCCGGACGGAACCGCGTATCAAGCGCGGCAAACGAACATTGTAGGAAACCACATTGCTATAGTCTCCGCCGGTAGGGCGGGACCAATGGCAAGAATCGGTGACAGTCAACCAAGCACTGTAGCGCGGTGGGGCGCATCCCCCATCACAGACGAAAAGGACGCAATCATGGCAGACGCCATTCAGACGCGGACAGTCCAGATTGACGGGCTTTCCGTCGTGACGACCGACGCGGGCGCGCAGGCGCTTGAAAAGCTGATGAAGGACATGACAGCCGCCGAAAAGAATGCTGCTGAGGAAATGGCGGCCAAAGACGGCGAACTGGCAGCCAAGGACGCCAAGATTGCTGAAATTTCCAAGTCGATCCTGTCCGATGCGGATCTTGACGCCAAGGTCGCGGCCCGGGCTGATCTGATCGGCAAGGCCAAGGCAATCGCCAAGGACCTGGCAACGACGGGCCTGTCTGACGCTGCCATCCGTAAAGCCGCCGTATTGGCTGTTCTGGGTGACGCGGCTATTGCTGGCAAATCCGACGCCTATGTCGATGCGCGCTTTGACATTCTGTCAGAGGATGCTGCCAAAGGTGACCCTGTGGCCGACGCGCTGAAAACTGGCGTGACGGTTGCGACCGACGCGCGTGCCGAATACGTCAAGGGCCTCGGCACGGCCTATCTTCAATCCGTTGGCAAAGGAGCATAAATCATGCCTATTCAAGACGCATTCGGGGCCGCTGTTGCTGCAATGCCCCTTGGCCTTCCCGGTATGATTGCCGAGGGTCAGCAAGTCAAAGACGTGGTGTCCAAGCGGGTTACTACTGCCGCAGTTGCGTTTGGCCGCGTGGTCGGTCGTGACGGTGTTATTGACGGAGCGGTCAAACTTGGCGGCACCGGCTTTGAAGGCATTGCCATTATCGACAAGACCCGCGTTGGCGATGAATATATCGTCGGCGAAATGGCCGGTATTCTGCGCAAGGGCACTGTCTGGGTCACGGCATCGACTGCCGTTGATCCTGGCGACGCCGTGACGTTTACCGCCGCGACCGGCGTGATCGGTGATGGCCTTGCCACCACGATTGCCGGGGCAAAATTTGAAACTTCGGGCGGGATCGGTGATCTTGTTCGCGTCTATCTGCCGTAAGGAGCAAATATAATGAACACGCAGATCATGGACGCGCCCGCAGCTTTGGGTTTCGTCATTTCGCAGCGCAGCCACATCGAAGCCGAGGTGATGCGCAAACCATACCCGACGATCCTTTACCCTCGCTTGATGCAGGTGGACACGTCGGCAAATCAATTTGCGGCATCCGTCACGTTCTTCACGCAAGATTCGGTCGGGCGCGCAAAGTTTATCAACGGCAAAGGGGAAGACATCCCGCGCGTTGATGTAACGACTGGCAAGTTTGAGCAGACCGTCAATATGGCGGGCGTCATGTATTCCTATTCGATTGAGGAAATCGGCGCGGCGGCACAACTGGGCATGAACCTGCCCACTGAGTCGGCAAATGCGGCGCGGATGGCGTATGAGATGCTGGTCAACAGCACTGCGCTGATCGGCAACGCGGATATGGGTATTGAAGGGTTCTTCAACACCACGGGCATCACGTCGGCTGCGTCTGCGGCAACCTTTGCACTGTCCACCCCTGCGGCGATCCTGTCATTCATCAACGGCCTGTTGAGCGGCATCCAGTCGGCCAGTCTTGGCACGCAGGTTGCTGACACTATCGTGTTGCCAATCGCTCAATTCGGTGATCTGGCCACGCGCCAGCTTGCACCGGAAAGCGACACCACCATTCTGGACTTCATCCGGCGCGCCAACGTCTACACCGCTCAAACCGGCCTGCCGTTGAACATCTTTTCTGACTACAACCTGACCAACAAGATGGTGGTTTACCGCAACGATCCGAGCGTGGTGAAACTGCACATGCCTATGCCGCTGATGTTCCTTGCCCCTCAACAGGCAGGACTTGAAGTGCGGACCTACGGCGCGTTCCGGTTCGCGCCGGTCAGCATCCGCACTCCGGCGGCTGTGCGGTACGGCACGGGCCTGTAGACATGGCACAGCACACCAGCACATATCCTGGCACGCTGGTTCTGCCGGACGGCACTGAGGTCAAACTCGGCGGCGACGCTTCAATCTCTGCCGATCTGGCAAAGAATGAGGGTGTTGCCGGGTGGATCAGCAGCGGGTGGCTTGTGCCGGTTGCACAGCCCGTCATGCCAACCGGCAAGAAATAATCAACGGGCGGGCTGTAATGGCCCACCCCTTCATTGGAGCGTCACATGATCGGCAACGTTGCGGCACTCATCACATACGCGGGCGCGCGCGGAACGGTAATCGCTGACACCGCCGCGACCTTGCAGGCGCTTGTCAGGGCGTCAGATTATATCCAATTCACATATCTGGACGGATCGACATGCACCGTTGACAGCGCGAATGTCGTGGAAGCCACATATGAGGCGGCCATCGCCGAGGTAGCGACACCTTTTATCTGGACCAAGACATTCACGCCTGCCGAGCAAAAAGTTCTGACCAAGGTGGGTGACATTCAATGGACCGCGACGGGCGATGCCAGCAAGGGCGGCGCGTCCATCCCAAGATCCACCAAGATTGAAACCATGTTGCGCCAGTGCATCGGCGGAGGGCTTTACGGCTACTCGACCGGCCCGAGGCTGGTATGAGCGGGGCCGCCATTGCCGCAGAAGTCGCGCTGGCCTATGCTGAGGCGGGGCGTGATGCGGGAGATGGGCTTGGGGCGGCCTATGTGACCATAACCCGGCCAGGGCAGCCCACAGGTCCGGAATGGAACCCTACGCCGGGCGCGCCAGTGGTTCACACTTTCACGGCCAAGCCATCCGCCAAGGCATACACGCAGCGGACTGGCTTGGCACTAGGTGAAAAAGAGCAAGTCTATTCGCTGGTAAATCATGGTGTCACGATTACCCCTAGCACGTCCGACGTGATGACGATCAACGGCGTGAATTGGCCCGTGCAAGAAGTTATCCCGATGGACTCAGCCGGATTTGTTATTTCTTGGATGGTGAAGGTGAGCAAATGACCGTTGTTCCGGCACGCGTTGATCTGAAAATCTACCAAGGCTCTGACTTTTCGGAGGTCGTGACATTCCTGCAAACTGCGGGCGGAACGCCTGTTGATCTGACAGGCCTGACCGGGCGTATGCAAATTCGCCAGACTCTGGCATCCTCTGACGTTATTATGGACCTGACCACTGCCAACGGGCGGCTTGCATTTGACGGCGCGACCGGCGTCGTGACGATGACGCTGACCGCAGCGGAAACCGAAACGATCCTGACAGATGGCGTCTATGATCTGGAATTTGTGACCAGCGCAACCAGTGCCGCCCGGTGGCTTGAGGGGCTTGTCATTTTGAGCAAAGAGGTTACGCGATGACTGTTGTTGTAGTTCAGCAGACCGCGCCCCCCGTTGTTGTCACCGTTGGCATTCAGGGGCCGTCTGGCACATCTACGCCCACAATCGACCCTCAGGCGGGCAATCTCTTAACCACAAGCGCGGCGGGACTGTTTGTAAACGGCGCCTTGGACCTCGGAACTTTCAACTAAAACACAAAGGAATATCCCAATGCCTTCAGTACAGCAGAAACGCGGCCTCTTTGCAAACCTACCTTCGTCGTCCCTCTTGCCCGGTCAGGTTTTCTTTACGACCGACCGACAAACGGCGCACTTTCCAACAGACGCCACGACAATGGTTCCTGTCGTGCCAGCCATTGACGCCCTTGATGCGCTTGCTTCTGTTGACGGGGCGGCCGACCTTCTCATCATGCACGACGCTAGTGCCGCTGGTGTAAAAGAAAAGCGGATCACGTTTAACTCGTTTAAAACTGCGCTCAACATCCCCGCGGAATCGTCTGACGAGAAAGTGTCTGTTGTTGACGGTGGAACCGCGGGCTTTATTTTTGGCACGGACGGCACTGACGGCATCCTGCGCATGAACACATCAATGGCTATGACCAAAGATGCGGGAAACGCGTTTGTCACATTGGCCGTTGAAACGGTAGACTGCGGAACATTCTAAATGCCAGACGTCCAACACAAACGAGGGTCACGCGCTGACCTGAACACACTGGCCGCAGCCAATGGTTTGCTGCTGGGCCAGATTTATTTGATTACCGACGAGGATCGGCTTGCTGTTGCGACTGGTGTTGGCAGCTATCAAGGCTTTAGAAAAGAGGCCAGTTTTGACACCGAAGGCGTAGGAACGCTGTCAGGCACAACTCTTGACCTGACGTCTGGCAACGTGTTCTCACATGCGCCGTCAAGTGCCGCTACATATGTGTTCAGCAACCCGCCTACAACGGGGACAGCCTACGGGTTCACGCTCAAGGTTACGCCCTCTGGGACGTATACTGTGACTTGGCCTGCCTCGGTTGACTGGGCTGGTGGAACGGCTCCTGACGCCCCTGCAAGTGGTGAGACGGACGTCTATACGTTTTACACGCAGGACGGTGGCACAACTTACTATGGCTTCTTAGCTGGGGCAGCAATGGCATGAGTATCGCTAGAATGATGCAAATGGGTGCGGCGGGGGTTTCTAGCGGCGGCGGAGTTGTCTGGACCGACCCTGACCTAGCTAATGCGAGTTACGATGGGGTCAGCTTTAGTGTTGCTGGGCAGTCTACATTACCTGTCGGTCTTTGTTTTTCCTCTAATGGACAAAGCATGTATGTTAGTGACTACTTGGGTACTATTTTCCAATACACACTTTCAACTGCGTTTGATGTGTCCACAGCATCTTATGCAAGCAAGAGTTTTGTTTCGGGATTAGGGGCGAACATAAGAGATTGCTTCATATCGGAAGACGGGGCAGAATTTTATATAGCAGATCAAGCTGGTTCTGACACTATTACTCAGTTTTCCCTATCTACATATTTTGATATTTCATCCGCATCTACGCCAGCAAGCAAAACTTTTAGTGTCGCCTCACAAGAAGGCACCCTTTGTGCTGTGTGGCTAAAGCCCGACGGGGCTAAACTATATGTGGGCGGAACGGGACAAGACACTGTTTTCCAATACACACTCTCAACAGCGTTTGATGTAAGTACTGCCTCGTATGACAGCGTGAGCCTAGATGTCTCCGCAAAAGAGGCAAATTTACGCAGCATCTACCTTTCAGCTGATGGCACCTATCTGCTTGTTGGTGGGTCTTCTAGCGACAGCGTGCATGGCTACTCTTTAAGTTCTCCTTGGGACGTATCCTCTGCTTCTTTTGTAGACTCCTTTAGCATGGCATCGCAGGAATCGGACCTAAACGCAATTTGGGCTAGTGCAAGTGGTTCAAAAGTTTTTGGCCTTGGCCTAACCGCAGACACAATCTACCAATACTCAACAGCATAAGGAAAACCTAAATGCTACTCGTGAAAACATCAAACGGACAGGTAGAGCAATTTCCATACACGCTCGGAGACCTTCGCCGTGATAACCCGCAGACCGGCTTCCCTAAGAAGATCGGGGATGCAATCCTTGCCAGCTACGGTATCTTCCATGTGATGCCTTCGCAGCAGCCTGAGCATGACCCACTGGTGCAGACAGTCGTGCGGGACGCAGAGCCTCACAACAACGAGACAGCGGTTGACGAGGAAACTGGTGAGACATACGAGACAGGTCGCTGGGTGATTGGCTACACGGTCGTCAACAAGCCGCAGGATAAGGCAGAAGATGCAGTTCGCAACCAACGCAACCGCCTACTGCAAGCAACTGACTGGCAAGCCCTAAGCGACAACGCAAT